TATAACTCCGTTTAGTAGTTCTACTTGTCCTGATTCATATATTTTTGTTGCCATTATATAAGTATACCAAAAGAAAAAGCCCTATCCGTTAAGATAGGGCCAATTCTATTATTAAGTTGTGGTTTAAAGATTAAGCGCCTCCGCCAGCAGTGCCAACGGTACGGTCAACGATCTTTCCGTATGAACCAGATGAGTCATCTGGAAGTAGACGGAATGAAACTTCAAACATTGAAGCAGCATCACGCTTTGCAGATACTGTTACGCTTTCGATTGAAAGTGCACGGTATGCAGTGTAGATACGCTCCTTTGCAACTGCTGCGTCGCCAGATCCTGGACCTACAGCAATTAGACCTGCTTCAACTGGGACATCGCCCAAGTCTCCTGCAGATAGGTTAAGTGTTGGGTTTCCCGCAACTGTAGACAAGTTAGAATCCTTTGCTGCTAATGCAACTAGAAGGTTTTCCATTGTTGCTTCAGCGAATGATGTCTTTAAATTGACCTTCATACCTTGCTTGAACAACTTTGCTACGTCAAGAACCTGATCAACAGCAACTTCACCGAAATCTGGCTGGAACTGTAGTTCTAGACCATTGCTGGTATAGCCTACGTTACGCCACTTTGCAGTGTTGGCTGATGCTGAAAGGGTCTCTGTGTACTTTGTACCAGACACGAATGCTGGAACTGAAGTAGATGGTGTAAGGGCACCGTCTTCGTATGTGAAGAGCGCTGCTGCGCCAACGATTATGTTAGCGTTACTTCCTCTTGAATATGCCATATTTTTTCACCTTTTCCTTTATATGAAATAAAGGGCTTGTTTCCTCGTATTAATTATAACAGCGTTTTTACTGATTAGTTGAGGCGATTGGCAAGGTAATTGGGGCGGGTTGGATCGTATGTTGGGTCATCGGACTTCTTGTGATGGTAGTCATACTCGATAATTATCTTATTTCCAGACCAAGTTCTTGCTGTTCCAAAGTCAATAATATCTCGGCTCTCATTAAGTTGGTATATCTTAAAACTATGGAAGGTAAGACTTGTTCTATATTTTGCTGGCACCTTGATAGCGTTTGCTGCGTACCACCTATTGATGTCTTCTGCGGAATCAACACCCTCATCAAAGTGCTCAAGAAATGACTCTTGAATAGCATATAAATCTGTTATCTCTCTTGCATAAAAATAATATAGAAGTTGTTCGCATTTTATATGTGGGAAAGGAAGTCTACGCATTCTAAACATTCTGTCATATACTCCAAGTGCCCCTAAAGGCCCTCCAGGAAATTGCTCAGTAAATGCATCAATATCTGTAGGCATTGTTGGAACAAACTCTACTGCAATATTAAGGTCTGGCGTAACTACATCCTTTATATATGCATTAATTATTGCTGGTGGCATATGTATATAATCTTTTCCATCTGCTATATGAAAAGGAGAGTTTACTCTCTTTGATATTGCGTCATTAGGTTCTTGCATTATGATACCTTCCCAAGTGATGCAGTTGCTACCCAGCGAGATCCAGTTGATACTCCAACAGACCTTCCGCCTCTTGCTCCTGCACGAATGTTTTCCTTAAATACTTTAGCATTCTTAAAATGATCTGATAAACCACTTGCCTTTAAAAATGATTGCTTAAAATAAACACTAAAAAATGAATCTAAAACTTTTGCAAATTGACCTTGTGACTGACCTCCAGGGTTATCAATAGTAACTGAATTTGGAGTAAATATTGTCTGTCCATCAATATCGAATGCTAAGACCTTTGCTTTTCTAGGTGCTATGGTAACAGGTGTTCCGCTTTCCATAATCTGCGCCTTGCTGTAGAAGGGTACTTTAGATCCATCTTTTATAGTAGTTGATTGTTTAAAACTGCTAGAGAATTTTAAACCTGTTGATGTTATTGAGTAATTTATATCGTACAGTCGTGACTCTGGGCTTCCTATCTGATACCACTCATATATATGATGAAGTGTTTGTGGGCTTACCCTCGCATTTGAGTCTATATATCCATATACAATTTCTGTAATCTCTGGTCCTAAATTTCTGTACATCTCTGCTTTACCGTATTCAAGTCCTTCAAGAAATCCAAATGAGTAGTCCATTATGTTTTTCATTTCTTTATTAAATGCTGCTGTATTAAATCTAAGACTTATCATATTGTTGACACCTGGTTTTCAGATCTTCTAACAACTAGTTTGTAGTATTCAATTCCTCCGAATGGGCCAACGTATGGTTCATTGGTTGCAATTTCAAATATTGTTGACTTGCCTGCTCTAACTCCTGCTGTCTCTGTATATATTGGTGTCCCAGATGAGTCTCTTATGTTCGTTAGTACAATGTTTGTAATAGAGGTGGCTTCTTGTCGTTCTGAGATTCGAATGTCATTCTTTGTTCTTCCGTATAGAACTGAACTGTGTGTTATATTTACGTTGGGTGCTACTTCCTCTTTAAGTCCCGCAGAAGATAGGCTACAAGCAATTGTCTTGTCTATTAGCCACTGCTTTTTTACTTCTCCAAGATCCCCTTGTGTAACGATTGGGTAATAAACATCAGCCAATAGTGGGAAGGTAAAATCTGAAATTTCGCATAACATTAGATTATCCCTGGTTTTAGAATAGTATTTGAATACTTATCTAAGATCTTATCTACCAACATATTACCAGTTCCGTTAAATACAGCCTTGTCAAATTGGATTGTAAACTGATCTGTGTTGTATGATGTTACATATCTCTTGTAATAATCTAACTTACCGCATTTAATGTCTTCAATAAGTGCTCTTGTTGCAATTTCTACATCTGATGGGATAGTCTTATATCCTGCATCAACAACAAATGTGTAGTCGCAGCCTGCTGGAAATGCTACTGACTCATATCCAAAATAACCAAGATCTCCTCTTGAAATTGGAAGACTTGGTATTGCATTTTCTGAACGATTCCATGCCCCACTTACAACTCTCTGCACTGCCGAGTTGTCCATTGTAATCATATAGTCATGCAGGTTGGTCAATGGAGTGTCTACGTTATAAACTAAAACGTTGTCCTCGTATACCTTTAAAATTTTATTTGTTTCATTCCATAGTGGGAAGTAATCTGTTCCTTGACCCACTGCCTGTATTACCTTCTTGTGATTGTAAAATCCATTTGGAATAATTGTATCAATAATTGCTCTAGCAAGAAGTTCGTGCATTCTGTATTCCGCAACTTCTGAAGCAGTGTCGCCAATCTTATTTGCATTAACGTAAGGCCTAATGATATCTAAGTTTTCTTCATGTAAAATATTTACACGTGCTGTATCATAAAATTTAATATAAAACTTTCTGTCAAAACTTACTTTGTCTGCTGGCAGAACATATGTAACAATGCCGTTAGCGTTTGACTGAACTGTAGTTTCTACTACTGAGTGGTCCACCAAATCCTCAACCGACTGAACGTACGTATAGTTGGCTATAGGTAGTGTCCAGGTAGTTGTAATAGGATAAGGTGGAACTCTCATGACCTCCATGAATTAGTTACCGAATTCCTTCGCAACTTCTTCTGGTGTAGCAATTCTGCAGTGATCTCTTGTTAACCAAGCCTCTGCTGCCTTTGGAGAAAGAATGTTGTATCCATTATAGACTTTGCCAAATTCTCCCCATGATGCGTTTCTTGTAGAAAATACTGCAACTTTGTCTGATGACAATGGTGCTGATGGAGCAGCAGGTGCTGCGTGAACTTCTTGCTCAACAGGTGCAGTTGATCCTAAAACTCCATTATTGTCATAGCCTAGTGATGGCTGTAGAGCAACTTCTGGTGCCTCTGGTGAACCGATAACATCGTTGTCTGATCCTGGCTCTCCTGGATGAATATAAACAAAAGGTTCTGGATCTTTCCACTGTGGTGCGTCTTCAAGTTCAAGTATTTCTACATCGTTGATTTCATCAGCAAATGCCTGATCTTCTTCGGTCATTGCTGGTTCTGGTGGTTCTGGTACTTCTAAAACTTCTGGGTTTTCTTCAACAATAGAAGATAGTTCTTCTTCTGAAAATGTTCCAGCAATTTCGTTATTTAGTTCTTCTGACATAAGTATGTCCTCCTTTTAGTGTTAATTGTATTATATCATTATAAAGTTAATAAGGGGGCAGGAGAGTGAACTCCCGCCCCCCATTAAAGGTACTGTTTACAGATTATGCATCTGCAGCAGCGTCAGCGAATGCAATTGCATCTTCTTCTTCCCATTGAATACCAAAGCGGACGAATACTGTGTATTCAATTGTGTCCTTCTTTGCTACGTATTCACGGTTTACAGTGATGTCACGTTGCATACCCCATACACGGTTAGCAGGGAATGTCAAATCGATATATCCTGCTGGGTAGTAAGGGACTTCCTGAACTTCAATTCCAAGAACACGAGTTGTACGTGCTCCACCGAATGTCTGTCCAAGTCCGTCTAGATAGTTCTGACGGTTTGCTTGTGTGCTTCCTGGCATACGACCAGAGAATGCTTCTGCAACTGCATCTGCAAGGGTACCGTTATTCTTAACGATTCCTCCGAATGCATCTGTACCTGCGTAGAACTTAAGATTGTTCTTAAGTGCACGGTACTTACGT